GCTTTCGCAAGTGCCAAAGGCACCGGGCAAGAAATTAGCCCAATCTGTAGATCTTGATCTTCTTGTATCCGCAGACGCCAGGCAAGGCTAAGGCTTTCACCCCAGCTTCTTCAGGAATTGCTGGTCCCGCGAATCGTTGCTGCGTTAGTTGCTCCCTAAGGGCGAGCTGTTCCGCAAATCTAAGGGGCGACGTGACGTCGTCCCACTTAAACTCCTCACCTTCGTCACCACGACGATAGATGTGATACAACGGTACGACGTACTCGGCCCTTGGATGCTCAGTAGCATCTCTCGGGCTTCGTGCGACAAATGTACGAAAGAAGTGGCCCTCAAATCCAGAGGCTGTTAATCTTAAGGGTCGTTCACGCTCGTAGCTTTCGCATACGAGGTGTCCATCCCCGAAGCCATCTGGCCCGAGAATACGCGTTGAGTGATGTACAAGATTGTACACCAAAGAAGCTCGCTGCGTATCTCCTCGTCGCACATAATAATTGTGCATCACGAAGAGGCTCTGTCCTGACACCATCCCTCTAGGAAAGAATGGCCGGACATCGATTCCCCAATAGTAGTCCTTCCCACAGCTCTCGCGAAACGAGCCAGTGACGAATGACTTCCCTGAGTTCACTATAAACCCGCAGGCTGAAAGGACCTCCTGCAGAAGCTCGACCGCGTTCGTGGGGACAATTATATCATCTCCATAAACACTAACCGGAGCACCGCTTTCGCAGCATTCCGATGCAAGACTCCAGAAAATTAGAGTCTCTAAGCCGAAAGTGAAACCGTTCCCCATCGAGGAGAACTTCTCAAGATGGATTGACTGCGCCTGCCCAGCCGAAGCTGGTAGATCGACAACAGTCGTTCGGGTCCTCTCTAAAAAGAGAGCCCAATCCACGGGAAGAAGCGCTTTCACAATCTCTGTTGAGACTGTGTCAGACGCGGACGACAGGTCGAGGGTTGCTAAAGCCCCCGTTAATGACCCTTCCTGCGCCATCCGCTGATTAAGCGTTTGGTCAGAAATGTCAACACCGAATGCAGCAAGACGTCGCTTTAGATGCGACCCGATTGCCGCCTGAACCAAGACGTTAAGCCCTGGCTCGACGCAAATCGACCTATCGGTCTTTGCATTCTTGGGAACGAAAGCTATGCGCCCGTGGATAATCTCTACGTCGCATAGAACCATCTGATCCACGTATTCCTCGCCCTCGGTATTCACTCCGAAGCGACTAAGGTCTACGGTTTTATGGACCTCCGCCAGATGGGGTACCTCACCCAGTAAAGCTGGGAGTAATGGAATGAGGTTTTCGCTACATTGAAGCGTCTCTCCGATTTTGTTCCGGGATGACGCTTTTGTTTTCTGCGTACCACGAGTGGCACCAGGGCCGAAGCGCAGATCTAAGTCCGGCCAAGCCGGGACCTTCCCGAGAACGCGCGCAATTTTACGTGTAGCACCGTGTAGTACGGCACTAACGCGCGGAGACAGACAAGCTGTTCCACGTGCAACGCATCTGAAAAGATGGTTACTCTCTCTACATAGCTCTTCAGCCTCGAGGAACTTCTTGAGCGCCACTGCCTCCTTGTCGACTCCTATATCTAGGAAATCGAGTTTGGAGAAGAAGGCTATAGCCTGGACGGCGTTATAATACCGTCCAGCTACCGTCGATGCAAAAACTCTGCCAAGATCAACCAAGTCTTGGCTTTTGCACAACCTCGCGAAGTCATCCTCCACACCCTGTCCGTCGAATTTCCAAATGTCGACATCAGGATGCGGAACCTCGAACGTACACAGACCCGCGAAATCACCTCGCTTTATCAGCTTAATGATCTCCAGGCCAACTGCTCCTGCCTGCAGAGCATGTGTGTACGCTAGTTCCCTATACACGTCTAAACTATCGGACGGGCACAGTGGTTCTAACCAATGCGGTAAAGACTGCATATAAATCTCCATAAGAGAATGGTAGGAACCCTCCAAGGACTAATCCCCAGAGAAAGGACCGGACTTCGAGGTATCCCCCACGAGGGGACCTCGAGATCCGTGGTCGGCGAGAACTCTGCCCCGGACTAGGCGGCAAAGATCCCCTTGTCGAACAATTCGGGCACCATGCCAGAAGCCGCCGCGGCGGTCGTCACTGTGACGTTGTTCAACACATTGGCCGCCAACATGCGGCAGAGCCGCCTGCTAACGACCGTCGACCGCTCCGAGAAGTAGCCGATGATCTCGATCGTGTCGGTATTGGCAACCTTGGGAGGTGCCGTGTACCCTGCGATCGTCC